CGTGGCAGAAGCGTGTATGGCAGAAGGATGGCGATTCACCCCAAGACTCCACATCAGCTTATTCGGAAATGCCTGGGGAACTTAAAGAAAACGAGCAATTGCGCAGAGCAATGGAAGCGCCAATTGACTACGAAAAACTAAGGAAACACTTATGAAACAATGGCTTAAAAAAATTACAGGTATTGAAGCAGAAGAAAAGCGTATTGCTGAAGAAAAAGCAGCACTAGAAGCCGAATCTGATAAAAAACTAAAAATTAAAGATCCAAAGGCATATGCTACTAAAAAGAAAGAACCTTGGGTAAATGTTCTAGATATGAAAGTCAATGAAAATAACATACGTAATGGCTTTTTTGAACTTGATTGGAACGAATACTTTATTGAAGAACTTTTAACAGCAGGATATGGCAGCGAAGGAGACGAGCCAGAGCAAGTTGTAGATCGCTGGTTTAAAGATATTATTTTTAATATGCTGAGTGAAGACGGTCTTGACACTAATCGAGGCGCTGGTTATATTAATGTAGTACCAATCGATAGAGGTAAAAGTGAAGTATCATAATAATGCTTGACAAACCGTATAAAATCGTATACAGTCGTACATATAGAAACTACACAAAGGCAAACTAATGGCAACTTATATTCTAGTAGATACAGCTAACACATTCTTTCGTGCAAGGCATGTAGTACGTGGCGACTTAGACACTAAACTCGGTATGTCACTACATATTACACTCAACAGTGTAAAGAAAGCATGGACTGACTTTAAGGCAGATCATGTTGTGTTTTGTTTAGAAGGACGCAGCTGGCGCAAGGACTATTACGAGCCTTACAAACGCAATCGACAAGTAGCACGTGATGCACTAACGCCTACACAGCAAGAAGAAGACACAGTGTTTTGGGAAATGTTTGATGAGTTTAAAGACTTTGTAAGTACAAAGACTAACTGTACTGTAATGCGTCATCCGCAACTTGAAGCAGATGATCTTATTGCTGGTTGGGTACAAGCACATCCTAATGATAATCATGTTATTGTTAGTACTGATGGCGACTTTGCACAACTTATTGCACCTAATGTACAACAGTACAACGGTGTTAGTAATACTATTATTACACACGAAGGATACTTTGACGATAAGAAGCGTGAGCCTGTTATTGACAAGAAAACAAAAGAGCCTAAGCCTGCGCCCGATCCTGCATTTATGTTGTTTGAAAAGTGTATGCGTGGCGACACTAGCGACAACGTGTTTAGTGCATATCCTGGTGTACGCAAGAAAGGCACTAAGAACAAAGTGGGCCTTATTGAAGCATTTGCAGACAAAGACAACAAAGGCTACAATTGGAATAACATGATGCTACAGCGTTGGACTGATCATGAAGGCGTAGAGCATCGTGTGCTTGATGACTACACACGTAATGTTGTACTGTGCGATTTAACTGCACAGCCCGACGACATTAGAGAGATAATTAATAACACTGTTGCAGAGAATGCAGTATCTAAAGACGTATCGCAAGTAGGAATGCGTCTTTTGAAGTTTTGTGCTAAATGGGATATGCAACGTATTGCAGATCAGGCGGCACAGTATGCAGAACCATTACAAGCGAGGTATAAATGAACTTTAAAGCTAAACCGGTATTAGAAGATAAATTTTGGATTGTTGAACAAGAAGGTGTAAAAATAGGCACTCTTAGCAAAAACGAAGAAGGCTTTGTTGTAAATAGTGCAGGTAAAATTGATCTATATAAAACTGAAAGACAACTTAAGAAAACATATGGTAGCAATTTCTTAGTTGCAAATATCAAAGATACCACAGGCAATACTACTAAAGATGTTCACGGTTATCCTACTAGAACAATGCCTTATAATAGTATGTTTGATATACAGCGTAAATTACCTTTGTTTACTAAAAGTCAAAAATCAAAAAGTGTATATTGTGCAGGATACTACTTGATTAAATTTAATGTTAATTGGTTAAAGAGTTATTGTCCAAAGTTAATTACTGTTGAGCGCAATGAATACATGGGTCCGTATAAAACAGAACTAGAAATGAAAATGGCGCTAAATCATGTCAACAGATCCGATTAACACAATGCCTATTCAGCAACTTATTCAAATAGTAAAAGTTGCTGAACAAGGTAGAGCAAAAGAAGTTAGACTAGATATTGCACAAGCAAAGACTCTTGCATTTACGTTAGGCGAAGTTATGGCAAGATTACACGGAGATTTAGAAGAAGTTTTAGATAAAAAAATTGAAAAACTTAATCAAGATCAAACTATAGAAATAAATATGGATTCGGGTGCCTGGTAAAAAAGATAAATATATGCGTAGTTAATATAAGGAATCACGCATATGAGTCGACCAAAGCCTAAAATTAAATTAGAATATACAAATAAGGTGACATATAAGTGCGAACAGGTTTTAGACGCTGAAGCAATTTGGGCTGTATTCTACCAAGATAGACCATTTAATTTAAAAAGTAGCAATAGCCTAACAGGGTATCCTGGACCTAAATATAAAAAAACTAGTTTTTCAAATCCAGGACATGCTTATAACTTATCAAAAAAATTAAACGATATGTTTAATACAGATGCATTTGCTGTTTATAAATTAACAGCAGGTGAAAAACTACAATAATGAATAAAATAACTTACACAAAACTTTTTTTAAAAGAATTAGGAAAAAGTTATAATGATCTTAGTGTAAAAGAGCATATGCCATTATGGTGGTATAATACAAGACAGAAGGATGTAGGTGGATTAAGACTCACCGAAGACGGCTTTGATATCATAAACCAAATAGGCATACAAACATACGATATACCTTATCCAAGAGATGTTCCTATAACTACACAGATTATAATACATCTTGATAAGTTTATCGATTGTCCTTACTATTTAACAGCCCGAAGTCTTACAGTCACCAACGAGCGCAAGGCTGTTGAACTAGGATTGTTTAGCGGCGATCTACGCAAGTACGGACTAACTAAAGCAATGTCAAGGTCAAAGAAAGATGAGAATTGATCTACACGGATTGCATATCCAAAACGGCTGGCGGCATTTCAATCAACAAATAGAAGAAGCATATCTCGAAGGATATAAGAAATGCCATGTTATTACAGGACAAGGTGCTATGATGCGTGAAATACATACGTGGGCCGATAATCACATACGCATTAAGGAATGTGTTCAAACCAAACATAATCCCGGAAGTTTTTCTATAAAATTAAAAAAAAGAGGTTGACCTTCTGAGTTTAATGTACTATTGTAGTGTTAAACGTAATAGGCACAGAAGGCACAAATGAAACATTTATTATTAGCACTTGCACTTACTGGAACTGCTGCACATGCAGATCCAGGTTATTTAAATCAAGCAGGCTGTCATTATGGCACCACAGACGGATGGCGAGGTATGTGGCACTGCCATCATATGGCACGTTCGTATTATAATGACCGAGGACTTCAAACAGATCCTCCAGTTGTAGGTGATCCAGTACACGACCGTTTAAATAATCGTCGAACAAACTACAACAATCATAATCATAATCATAACAATAATAATAACGATGCACTAAATGTATTGCTTGGTATTATTGTTTTAGATGCACTTTTAGGAAAATAAAGGTTGACACTATAGCGCACTCGTGCTATAGTGTATGTATAGGGCAAATACAAAAAGGGCAATACAATGTTTACATACAGCGATGATGTTATTTCAGATCTACACAAAGACGCTTATGGCTTCCGTCCATCGCAGCGTTTCTTTGATGACTGGTCTACATATACACCTGCAGAAAAGCAAGAGTGCTGGGATACGATGTGCCGTGACATGGAACAGGCTTGGGCAGAAGAAAAAGTTCAAGAGGCAGCAGACGTTGCCAAGTTCGAAGACCGTGTGCAAGATGTTATTGCAATCGGCGCTGGCGACCGCACTACTGCACTCAAATGGATCGTAGAGCAAGAAACTTTCTACCACAGCCAAGATGTTGAACATTTTGTTTGGCAGCAAGGAATCTTGTTTACAGATTATGGCAAAAAACTTATCAAAGAAATTGCCGCTATTGTTAATTACAAGGAGTATTCACTATGATGAATGTACAATGTCCAAAGTGTTATTTAGACAAACCGCTTGGTGCAAAAGTATGTCCAAACTGCGTACAAAAAGTCACAAGCAATGAAGTTTTTGACAATGAAGTAGTCAGCGTTTTTTGGTTAATTGTAATTGGTGCAATTATTTGGTTTCTTATTACTTGACAACACCACGAAACTGTAGTAAAGTAAAACATAGGCACTGATTAGAAAAGGAATACAAAATGTCAGAAGTAATTCGCACAGTATCACCCAACAAAGCAAAAAACGCATTACGCCATGCTATGGTTAAAAAGCGTCCAGTATTTTTGTGGGGTCCTCCAGGCATTGGTAAAAGTGACATCGTTGCACAGATTACCGATAGCCTAAGTAATTCACTATTAATCGATATTCGGTTGAGCCTTTGGGATCCAACCGATATTAAAGGCATTCCATATTTTGACAGTACAAATGTTAAAATGACATGGGGTGCTCCAGCAGAACTGCCAGATGAAGAACTGGCAGCAAAATATGACAATATTGTTGTATTTTTTGACGAAATGAATTCGGCTGCTCCTGCTGTACAAGCGGCAGCGTATCAGTTGATTTTGAATCGTCGTGTCGGGCAATACAAATTGCCAGACAATGTTATCATCGTTGCAGCGGGCAACCGTGAAGCGGATAAAGGTGTCACATACCGGATGCCGTCACCACTAGCTAATCGCTTTGTTCACATTGAATTGGCTGTCGACTTTGACGATTGGTTCCAGTGGGCCGTTGATAACAACATTCACAAGGATGTAGTTGGCTACTTGACTTTTTCTAAAAAAGACTTGTACGACTTTGATCCTAAGTCAGCCAGCCGTTCGTTTGCAACACCACGCTCGTGGAGTTTTGTAAGCGAATTGCTAGATGACAAACTTGACGATAACACAACCACTGACTTGGTAGCAGGTTCTGTTGGTGAAGGTTTAGGCGTCAAGTTTATGGCACACCGCAAAGTTGCATCTAGCATGCCTAATCCTACTGACATTCTTGCAGGTAAGGTAAAAGAGATGAACACGTCAGAAATCAGTGCCATGTATTCACTGACTGTTAGTCTTTGCTACGAACTAAAAGAATCGTCAGACAAAAATGATAAGAAGTTTGATTCAAAAGTTAATAACTTCTTGCGCTTTGCAATGGATAACTTCGAAACAGAATTAGTTGTTATGGGTATTAAATTAGCACTTACGCAGTATGCGTTGCCAATTGATCCAGACGAAGTTGCATGTTTTGATGAATTCCATAACCGATATGGTAAGTATATTAAAGCGGCACAAGCGGTGTAATTTGGTTAAAATGGGTGGTCTAGGCTGCCCATTTTTTCTATTTGAGGTTGACAATCTTATTAAATATGTTATATTAATGTTAAGCACTGATATAAGAGGTACAATATGTCTACTAAAGATACAGCAAGTAAGCTAAAAAACTGGGAACCTAATCCAGATATCACTGAAGCAGAACTAGACGAAATGCGCAAGGATGTACTTGACCGCATTATTATTGCTCGTGTAGGTTTACTACTACGCCATCCGTTTTTTGGTAATATGGCAACACGTCTGCGTATTCAAGCAGCCGACGAATGGTGTCCTACTGCCGCAGTAGACGGACGCAATTTGTACTTTAACACTCAGTTCTTTAATGCAATGAACAATAAAGAAATTGAGTTTGTTATTGCACACGAAATTTTGCACTGTGTATTTGATCACTTAGGTCGTCGAGATGATCGTGATCCTAAACTTTACAACATTGCCGCAGACTACATTGTTAATAATCTACTAGTACGTGATCGTATTGGTGAAAAACCCAGTATTGTAGATTGCTTCCAAGACTTTAAATACGAAGGCTGGACTTCAGAAGAAGTGTATGACGACTTGTTTGAAGAAGCTAAAAAGAACGGTGAAGAGTATTTAAAGCAACTTGGCGAAATGCTAGACGAACACCTTGACATGGAAGGCGACGGTGACGAAGAAGGCGATAGCAAAGGAGAAGGCAAAAGCAAAGGCAAAGGTCGGCCTAAGTATAGCAAAGACGAAATGGATCAAATACGTGACGAAATTAAAGAAGCAATGATTCAAGCATCTCAAACAGCAGGTGCAGGCAATACACCAGCAGGTGTGCAACGTCTTATTAAACAGTTAACAGAGCCTAAGATGAACTGGCGTGAACTATTGCGTCAACAGATTCAGAGTACTATTAAAAGTGATTATACATTTGCTAGACCAAATCGTAAAGGCTGGCATACTGGTGCAATTTTACCTGGCATGAACTTTCAAGACACAATTGATTTGTGCATTTGCATTGATATGTCAGGTTCTATTGGCAACGATCAAGGCAAAGACTTCTTAGGAGAAATTCAAGGTATTATGGATGAATACCAAGACTATAGAATTAAACTATGGTGTTTTGATACTTCAGTTTACAACGAACAAGATTTTAGTGCAGATGGTGGCGAAGACTTGCTAGACTACGAAATCTTAGGCGGTGGCGGAACTGACTTTATGGTGAACTGGCAGTATATGAAGGAACATGATATTCAGCCTAAAAAGTTCATTATGTTTACAGACGGCTATGCATGGGATAGCTGGGGTGACCCAGACTGGTGCGAAACTATCTTTATTATTCATAGTAATCATAATAAAAACTTAGAAGCACCGTTTGGCATTACTGCACACTACGACGAGGCTGCATGAAACTAAAAGAACCAAATCCGTTAGATATATTAAATATAAGGAGGGTAAAATTTTGTCCTCCTCACTTTTCTACAGTTGATGTTCAAAGAAAGTACAATATTGATAGAGCAATTTGCGACTGGATTGAAACAAATTTATCTGGTAGATATTTTTTTGGAAATGCAATAGGGTTTGATAAATCAAACAATCTTACACAAACAAATTTAGTAGGATTTGAACAGGCAAAAGAACTTAGTTTTTTTATGTTGGCTTGTCCACATTTGAAATACAATTAAAAAAGTCATTATAAGTATTATACAAGGAGTTAAAAAATGACAGAAAACACACAAGCAAATCAAAATGAATTGAACATTCAGGATTTAGCACTAGCACGGGCTGTGATCGAACTTTCAACTGAACGTGGCACGTTTAAAGCAAATGAGATTGCTAGTGTAGGTGCTTTATATAATAAACTTGATGCTTTCTTAAAAGAAGTAGAAGCACAAGCAAAAGCAGCACAAGAAGGTAAAGCGGCAGCACAAGAGGCTCCGGCACCAGCAATGGAGGAAACCAATGGCTCTTAAACACGTAGGCAGAGTAGCTGCCAATAAACGAAAAGTAGTTGTAGCATACAGAGTAATTCCAGGAGATCCTGAAAACTGCCTTGTAGTACAAACTGAAAATTTAAGTGCAGATGAACACGATGCACTAATTAAAGCAGTAGAATCAAATGCTGGTCAAAATGCATATGAGTTTGCAGAAGCAATGTCAAGAAATACATTGCCAGATGGACGCAATATGTTAGCAGGATTTAGCAAAACAGGCAAATTGAATAAGGTTCCTACTAGTAGTGTAGAAATGACACCTAACAACAATACAGCTATTGTTTTAGCAGATTTGAATAAAACTATTGCAGAACAGCAAGGCGTGACAGTAGCAGACTTAGCACTAAAAGGTCCAGACGGAAAAACTGTACAACCTGAAACAACTACAACTGAAGCAGCAGTTGATCCGGTAAAGGCATACACTGCTACAGAAGCAACTAGTACCGATGGTGTACTTGACGACGATGCATTGGCTGCACAATACCGCTCACAGGCAGATGCATTGTTTAAAGAAGCAAAAGCTCTAAGAGAACAAGCAGAAGAACTAGCGCCAACAAAAAAACGTACAACTAAGAAAAAAGAAACTAGTGACGCATAATAAAGACAGAGACGACTACTGGGATCAAATACTCAGCGAGATTGACATGGATTTCATTCCTATGGAGTATATGTCAACAGTAGTCGTCAAATTTACCGATGGTAAAGAATGGGAAATTGATATAACTAGATCTCAACAAAACGATTTAGATATTGAAAATATATTAGACGAATTTTTTGAAGAGTACGAAGATACAATCGATACAGTTGATTTTAGATTAGATCTTAAACAACTCAAAAAAGACATAGGAAAACGTACTCATAGGTTTCTAAAGCTGAATAAATAATGTATGATTACCGAGATTGATATAGATATCGATTATGTTAAAATTTCCAAAACATACAAAGCCTTAAATGTCGATAACTTAATAACACCAAGTTTAAAACAACTATCTATACAGTGTAGACCAGACTGCTCTAGCAACAATCAATTATATGAAAGTTGCGGCAGTCTTTTTTATGACTGGTCTGCATATGATAAGAATCCAAATGGCAAACTACCTTTAAGAAAAACCATTTATAAACAAAGCGACTTTAGTGTAGTCTGTGACTTATTTAAAAATACTTACTTTGAAACTGTTATAAGTAATATACAAACACAATATAATATTGTAAGAGGTAGGTTTATGCGTATGGAACATAAAACATGCCTTACCTACCACAAAGATCAAACCAAACGTATTCATATTCCTGTTTATACAAACAACGATTGTATGATGATTATCGATGACAAAGTCTGCAGAATGCCATTTGGAAGCACATATCTTGTTGATACAACATTACCACATACAGCATTAAATGCAAGTAAAGATCCAAGAGTACACCTTGTATTTTGTGTAAATACTGTTTAATATGATAAATATATAAAACAGTACATTACCTAGGAGAATATAATGGCTTTAAAGCTGAGACGTGGAATTAGTGCAAACCGTACAAACATTGTGCCTGCAGAAGGCGAACTCATTTACACTACTGATACAAAAGTAATTTATGTAGGAGACGGCTCTACACCAGGAGGCAACGTTGTGACTAGTAGCGGCGGCGGTGGTGGCGAGATAACAGGTATTACCGATAATACAACTGGTCCAGTTATGACTTTAAACGATACTGATATAACTTTAGGTCAGGATTTAATCTTAGGAGGTAATATTGATATTACTAATCATCAAATTGACGGTGACGGTGATATTAATATATCAGGAGACATTACAGCAAGCGGTTTAGGTACTGGAATAATTACTGCTAATAGTTTTGTAGGTGACGGTAGTGCATTAACAGGTATTGTTTCTACTGGACCATTTGTAGGTGATTTAACTGGTAGTGTATTTGCAGATGATAGTACGAGAATAATTGACGGAACAGATGCAACTATATTTGCCAATAGTATTACTGTTCCTGTAATATCCTCGTCCACTAACACAATTAGTTTAGGTAATTCAAGTGCTGCTACGTCATCGAAAGTAATGTTAGATTCAGTTGACGAATCATCTATATTAACACTTTTAAGATCAAGTGCAGATGATTTAACAGGGCAAGATACTATCAATTATGGTACAATACAATTTGGTAGAGAAGATGCAAACGGTTTTACATATACAGGTAATATTATTTCTAGAGAAAATGCATTGTTATTTGCATCTACTTCCACAGGTGATTTTGCTACAGCAGCAAACTATCTAGCATGGAAAGAACAAAAACTAGGTATAGGAACAATTACTCCAACTGAAGCTCTTGATGTAGTAGGTAATGCAAATGTATCAGGCACACTCACAGCAGATACTATCGTAAGTAATGCAGCAGGTACACCAGAACTTTCAAGTGCTACGGGCATTGTTATAACAGCAGCAAACGACTTTGAAGTTGATGCAGCAAATATGCAAATTGACGACACTGATGTAAAATTAAAACTAGACTTACAAATCGAAGGTGTAGAAATGCTAGGCCGAGTAGCATCAAATGATGCAACAGCATTTATACCAGCAGTTGTTAGTTCACCTATTCTTAGTAGTATTGCAGGCACCGATACATTAGATGGTACAGACCGTGTTAAAGAAGTACTAAGATACGATTATGATAGATATACATCAGGTGGCGAAATATTAATAGCAATTAACGATTACGGTACATCTACAGGAGCAGACCAGTTCCTTGTTAAAAAATTCTTATTCCACGATAGTGCAGGTGACGGTAGTGCATTTGTAGTGACTGAAATAGGCAGTGGTGGCAATGCAGGACTATTTACAAGTTTAACAGTAGCTAGTGTCGAAGATGCAGGCAACTTCTTCCTTACATTTACACTTAGATCGCCAGATGCTGCTATCACAGGTGCAAGTATGCTTGTTACAGGACAAACAACATTTACATCTAATCCGCTTGCAGCTTCAGTAAGTGGTTATTAAGGATCAAAAATGACTGAAAAGTATTATCAACTCGGCACACATAATGCAGAACAATTTAATGAATTACACGATTTATTATGCGAAACAACAGATAATATCGCTAATATTCCAA